GGCTGTACACTCTCTTCGGGTGTTAGCATGTTTACTTTTCCATGATTACTAGAAGTCATGTTTGTTTCTACATAACCTGGATTTACATTTATCATTCTGCACTTGCGTTGCCTGTCAGAAAACATTAATAAAAATGCTTGATGTGATAGTGCGGCCTTGTGTGCAGAATAACCTGTTTCGTTTCCACTGAGTCCTGGATACTTACTCATACTACTGATGTTTACAATAGTTTTAGTCTCATCATATTTCCATTTCTGCCATAAACTATTAAGTATGTCTACCTGCTTTAAATCAAAGTAAGCATTGTTTACAAATACATCAAAACCTTTTACTGCTCTCACAATGAGGTTTGTATTTTGTATATCAAATCCATTGCTTCTGCTAAAGCCTTCGACTTCATGTTCAGCAGACAAAGTATCGTATAATGCTTTACCTATGCCTTTACTATGTCCTGTTATTGCTATTTTCATATCTTACTCCAACTATGTGATATCTGTCTTGCCATCCAAAATTAATTGCACTATGTAAACCTGTTGTGTTTACTTCATATGCATTGCCTACTTCTAAATGATACATCTTTGGCTTTGTTCTTTCATCAAAAAACATCAAGTATGCATCAGGATTAGTAACAACTGGTATATGACATCTAATATTCATTTTACCATTGTCGCTATCAGAATGAATACTGTAGTTATTGTGGGAAGGTAATTTTAATAATCTCCAACGTGTATATGATGGAAACTGGTTTATGATTTCTTCAAAGTAAGTGCCTTTGAGACGTTCGTTTATTTGGCTGTATGCTTTTTCAGGATATTGTAAATGCTGTATTTTACCTGTGCTTTCTGTCCATTGATTGTTACCAAGTACACTAGTTAGTGTTAGTTGATTAGGATTTGCAAATCCAACGTCCTCTAGTAAACTATCTAGTTCTTCTTTTAAACGTTGTGGGTTTGTTTTGTAATCTAATTCAGTAACATGCAACATGCTACTATTTATATGTTATTTAGACCACCAATACTTTCTTCCGGCTTGCTCTGGACTCCAACCTTCTTTGCTTACAGTTTTAAGTCCACCCGGTGTTTTAAGTTTTGCATTGTAACTTGGTGTTGTTCTCTTCATTTGATTTTTTCTAAGTCTCATCAAATCTTTACCTAATGGAGTTTTAGGATCTGCTATTTCACCATCTAATGATTTGAACTGTTTGCTATCTTTATCAAACTTAAACTCTTTGCCTCTTCTGTCTGTAACAACATCCATTACACCTTGATCTCTAAACTTTCTTTCGTTAGTTGGCTCAGGCAATCTTGCTTGATTTCTGAGAAAATCTTCAACATCATCTCTTGCTGGATCGAATCTTGGGTCATCATTATCGAACATTATTTTTAAGTTTACTAATGTTCTCATGTCGTTTTCTTCAACATAGAGATCTAAGTTCTTGTAATAAAACTTAGCAATGTCGGCATGTTCTCCGGCTTGTTGTGCCGCTACTTTTAAGTCTTGTCCTAATGGTGTATTCTTAGCACTTGTGAATTCGTTCGCTGTATTCAATCCTAGTAAAAGCAATAAAGCGGCAAGTCCGCCTCTGATTGCACCTTTGCCTTCTTCGAGATTAACTTCGTATTGATGTAATGCTACATCTTTGTATAAGTCAGCAAGTTCAGGATTCTCACTTTCTAGTTCTGCATATAAATCATATGCATCTTCACCTTTAGGATCTTTGATTGCTTTTTTAATTAGTTCAGCAACTTTCTGTTCGTTTGCACTATTATCTCTTGCAGGACTTAACTCTTTAAGTCTCATATTCTTCTTTGTAGGTCCACTTAATACACTTTCACCGGCATGCATAGCCGCCATGTGTTTCTTATATTTCTTTGTGCCTTTTTTATGTGGTGACTTACCTTCGTAAGCCATATTATCCATGTGTGCCTGTGCCATACCAATTGCTTCGTCTGGTGTTTTAGCAACACCTTTTGAAAATAGTTCATATGCTTTTAGCATAAGTTCTTTATCTCTAATTACTTTAAATTCTTGAGTCTGTTTTGCTTTTTTAATAAAATCAGAAAATGTTATGTAGCCTTGTGCTACATCTTCATATCTAGCATCGTAATCTCTGTCAATGGAGCCTGGATAGTCATCCATGTTATAGTCTCTGAGTATAGTCAAAGCATCTTCAGTTGCTTTACCTATATCGAAGTCGCCTAGTTGGTATGTTAATCTTCCCGCTTCTGAGCTTACTGCTGATTCTAATTCTTCTTCACTGCTAAAATTATCAAGACCATCATCGAACATGTCTACTAATATTCTTACTGCTTTCTCACTTTTAACACCTTCTTGTATACTTTCTTGTTTATAATCACCTAACACTTTAGCACCTATTTCCCTAGCCTTCGGCTTACTTATTTCTGGGTACATCTGTCTTAATAAATTGCTTATTTCAAATGCGTTATGTGTACCTCTGTCGATAACGTATTCTTTATGTAAATGTTTTGCAGACTTGTACAGCAAGTCGTCGCTTGGTTGTGGTTTGTCTCTTAATGCTTTACGTTCTGCTTGACGTTCATCATGTTTAACAATGTCAACCCAACTAGCACCCATCATTTCACCTTCATCACAACCGTATCTACCAAAGCCATCACATTCGTTTCCTTCAACGTACTCGCCTTCTTCATCGTCCCATACTTCATCTTCAGCATCTTGATAACCAGTACCAGCACAGTTAGGACATGCCCCAACTTTGATATAGTCGTCCATGTAGTTGCCTTGTAATGCATCTTTAAGTTCTTGGTATGCTTCTTTTCTTTCTTCAGCATCATAGTAATCATCAGGCTCGCCAATCATGTTTTCTTCATCTTCGTGCATACTGTGAGTTTGTAAACTATCGCCAGCCGCTTTTGCTCTTGCTTTTGCGGCATCAGTGGCAGTAGCACCACCATCACCTGGATAAAGTCCTTTCTCTTGATAATACTCTTGCTTTAATAAGTTCATTATCTCAGGGTCATCTATATCACCTAATCTATACGCGAATAGGCTGTTTTCACCTTTCTTTGCTAACCACTGAATAAACTCGGCATCTAAGGCAGGGTTTGCCATTGCTGTTTCGTCCATGAAGTTTGGATTATCATCTTGAGGAAACATGTGACCAAATTCCTTTTTAAAGTCATTCCATGCTTCTTGATAATCTACTTTAAGTCCTCTTGGAACTAAGAAATATTTAAAATACTTGTCAAAGTTTGTTAAAGGACTTTCGTGTTTTTTATATTGGAACTTTTCTTGCGGAGGCTCACGCATGAAATCTAACATGCTTTTGCCTTTTGGTTGTGGTTGAGCAAATTTACTTTCTTCGTTATACTCTCGATCTAATTCTTCATCGTCGATTTTATTTCTTAGTGTGCGAATTAAATCCTCAAAAGGTTCTTCTAATCCGTATACTGTAGATTCTAATTTGTTTTTTGCGTCGAATACTGCTCTTTCTAAGTATTCAAGTTCTTGCAATACTTCCTCTTGACTTAGTTCATCAGCAATAGTACCCACTTTAGATAATATCTCAATGGCTGTATCATCATATTTTATATCTTTGGTTGTTGCTCTGACCTGAGCAAATGCAGACTCGGCCTTATCCAGTAAGGCTTCGTCTTCTGGTGTCTCTGATAATACTACTATGTCTTTGAGGTTCATAGTAGTATTTATCAAAGAAAGGAAAAATTAATTTTATTTAGATTCTTCCTTATAGATGGCCCATGCACCGTAGAGCAAACCTGCCCATGCGGCCCACTTAATCATTGGACTTGCGATTAGAGCCAGTATACTTACTGCTATAATAACACCGCCGTCCCATGATGTTCTTTCACCGAGTCTAGCCATGACCCAGTCTTTTGCTAAATTTAAATAATTCATGATTGCACTCCTTAATTATTTATTTTTTTTATTCTCTGTCTGTGTGAAAAATCTTTTGAAAATAACAGTATCCTCGCCTCTCGGGGATATCTCATAACCAACTAGGTTCCCTAGTTTTTTGTACGCAGACATTTTTTTCTCTGGATTGCCTTTTTCATAGTGTGATTTTAACCACTTATCTGTTTTATCTATGGCAATATTGTCTGCGTCTTTTAGATGCATGACTAAAGGTGCTTCGTCTAATTGTTTTCTTAGATCCTGCTTTTCCTTTCTTCTGTCATAATCTTTTGGTGATTTGTGAGCACCAGCACCACTCTTATTGCGAGAGTGTTTTGCTACTGGATTGTTTTGTTTTGGAAGTTCAGGCTTTTTACCTTCTGTAAAGTTTGTGCCTGTTAAATTATAAAACTTTAATGCTAACTGATCAAAGTTTTGTTGTACATCTGCAATAGATATCATGCCTTGACCTTTTGTAAAATCAAGGAAGTCTCCTATAGCATCTCTTAAACCTTTAATTGCTTGACGTCTAGTTAAATCTTCACCAACAAGCGAACCTCTATAAGGGTGTTTTGAACTACCACCCTTATTTGGTTTTACTATCTTTGGCTTTTTACTTTTGGCTTTAACCTGCTTAGGTTTCTTGGCCTCGAGTTTGATGTCCGACAACTTCATATCTTATGCTAATGAACCTGCGTATCTAACTAATATTGTAGCCGTACCTGCTGTTGCACCACCTTGTGTAATAGTAGCAATTAAGGCTGTTTGTGCAGAATAAGTATGATCTGTTTGATCAATTACTTGAGCACCTTCATAATCAAATGAAGTAAACAGTCTATCTGGGTCTGCCGCATCTCCTACTGTGATATTTGTAGTTGCAGTTGCATTGGTCCAGTTACCTGTACCTTTTTCCATTGTTACACTTAATACTCTTGTACCAGCATTCACAGTACATAATGTTACTGGACTGCTGTCATCAAAATTAACTGTATGTTCGCTAACACCTACTTTACTGGACTGTATGGAATCTAATTGGCTTTGAGTTACAGCATGGGTAGATTCAGTTCCATCGGCAATCTCGGCTCTTATCAAGGCATCGGAATTATTTCTAAGACTAATCTTTGAACTGCTTGTTTCACCATCAATCTTGTTGCCTGACTTTCCAAGTTCAACTTCTTTTGCTACACCTGTTAAGCCATAATTTTTTACTGCATCTACCATACTAAACTCCTATTAAGATATGTTACCAAGATCGCTGTTACTATTTTGCGATTGTGTAATTGAACCGTAATCAGTAACTGTAACACTATCACTTGCTAGTACAACACTAACTGTTCCAGTACCTGCTGACGCAGTACCTTCAACAATGTTAATCTGTAAGTTATCTGCTGTTTGGTATTCGTATTGATATTGAGAATGGTATTGACCTGCTTTAAGCACATCAACATCACCTGCTCGGATAAATCTGCTGTTGTTTGATGAATCGCCTACTTCAATATATGTTGCAGTATTGTTCGGAGCCGTCCATGCTGTAGGAATATCAACTGTAACACTGATTATTCTACTGCCTGCCGAGATACTGGCAATGTTTGAATCTGCTGAATCGTAATCAAAATCTAAAGTAATATGCTGAATAAGTTCTGCCGCTACTGCATCTAACTGGCTTTTAGTTACTGCTTCTGTGGCCGCTGTCGCATCTGCAATCTCTAACTTAGTTAATGCACCACCGTTAGCATAAAAGCCAACTTTTCCTGATGCGCCAGTGATGTAAGAACCTTGTTTACCTAGTTCAACATTAGCATTTAAACCTGCTAAATTGTATTTCTTTACTGTTGCCATAGTTATAATTCCTAAAATTGAATGTTTTTACATAACATATTTATCTAAAATTAATGATTGACATAAAGATAATATGTTGTATAATAGTTCTAACTAGGAGTACATATGACTTGGAACTATCGTGTGGTAAAACACACACATGAAGATGGCGAAGAATTTTATCAAATACATGAAGTATTCTATAAAAACGAACAGCCAGACATGATCACTGAGAAAGGAGTAACACCTTTTGGCGAAGATTTAGAAGAGCTAAGTCACAGCATGATTTATATGCTACAAGCATTGACAAAGCCTGTATTAGATGCTAAAATATTTGAGAAAGATGAGAATCCTAAGAAAACAATTGACACAACACTTGGACTACTAAAGAAAAATGTTTAACAATAACGTTAAAAGAATTGGCTTCTGTTGTAAATATTTAGACAGCGATCAAACACAGAAACCCAAAATCCTCAAAGAAATACAGCAGAACTACACAGAAAGGCAGACTACAGTTGCATGGTGTAACAGACAAGAGCGTTCTGTTGCTGAAGATAGATTACTAGAAATTGCACGACATAATATGCAGAGTGCATACAATCTAGTGGATTATGTAGGCTCATTGCCTGCTGAAAGGAGAATGGTCCGGTTAGGTAGCAATCAGATTCCTATGGCTACAGAGCCTAACTGGCGTTATGTATTCGAAGATAAAACAGTTCTTTCAGAACTTGAACGTGGATTCCGAAGAGTTGGTGATCATGCTCGTAAGCATGACGTTAAGCTCAGTTTTCATCCTGGTCAGTTTTGTGTCCTTGCTTCGGACAATGATGACGTAGTAGAACGTAGCATTGACGAATTTGAGTATCACGTGAACATGGCACGTTGGATGGGCTATGGCAAAGAGTTCCAAGACTTCAAGTGCAATGTACACATTTCCGGCAGGAAAGGTGCTGAAGGACTTATAGAAGTATTACCGAGGCTATCACCTGAGGCCAGAAACATCATTACTATCGAGAATGATGAAATGTGCCATGGCTTAGATGAAAGTCTTAAACTTGAAAAACATTTGGCACTTGTATTAGATATACATCACCATTGGATTAGAAATGAAGAATATATTCAAGCAGATGATGACCGTGTTAAAAGGGTCATTGATAGTTGGCGCGGTGTTAGGCCTACTCTACATTACAGTTACAGCAGAGATGAATGGCTGGATCAATCAAGCAGAATTGATGAAGGAAACAGGCATGATTCCTTACATTCCATACCTGACCTTTTAGAGTCTGGTGCTAAGAAACAAAAACTTAGAGCACACTCAGACTACTATCCAAATGACGATGCTAACGATTGGGCATTGTCATTCTGGGACGACTTTGACATACAATGTGAGGCTAAGGCTAAAAACTTGGCTAGCCAACAATTATATGAAAGAGCATTAGCCACAAATAAATAGTTGCTATTAGGGTAACGATATGAAAAAAATTAAGAACACAAACTTTTATATTCCTACAGGTGACACATTCCTACCAGGCAAACCTTCATACAAGAAAGAAGAATTCGAAATGGCAGAGCCTTTCTTTAAAAACAATAGTGTTGCTATTGATGTTGGTGCCCATGTTGGTTTTTGGACACACAGATTAGCACCTGAGTTTGATAGAGTTATTGCTATAGAACCTGTTGAAGACTATATTAGATGTCTCGAAAAGAATACAGCAACCTGGGAACATAAAATAGAAATACACGGTTTAGGACTAGGTAGTAAAAATGAAAGAGTGCTAGACGTAGATAGAGTAAAAACAAACTCAACACTTACAACCACAGCAGATTATCAATGCGAAGAACAATCAACTGAATATACACTAGATAAATTTGTAGAAGAAATGTTAGATGATCCTGTTGAAGGTGCTGAAAGCATTGACTTTATTAAAATTGTTGTAGAGGGTTGGGAACTAGAAATATTAGAAGGTGCTCAAAAAACAATCAAGAAATATAAGCCTACAATTTTTGTGGAAGACAAAAATATGGAATCTGAGGATATCAAAGAATTCATGGACATGATGAATTACACATTACAAGAAGATGATTTGAATTCTTACATTTGGACACACGATGGCTAATTTCCTAGCATTAAAAAATTACAATATAAAAGACAATTCTAAGTGGTACAACGATCGTACCAACGAAGCCAACCTTGCCGAAAACTATTTAAAAATGGAAAAGGTTTGTGTTTCTTCAGCAATGAAAAATCTTGAGAACATAAATGAAATTAGAGTGTTCCGAGGAGAAGCAGACAATATCAGAGATGTTTTTAAGGAAAACTTTTCAGAGTTGTATTACCTTTGGAAAGAAGGTAACAATGTTTTATATGCAGACTTAGATGTTGTGTTTACTCAACCTGTAAACTATTTTGAGAATAGTGAGATATTTAGAATGTATAATCTCACAGACCCTGTTAAAACTGTTTGCGAACATTATGATTTAAAATTCGAAACATATTTTAATTGTGGTATTAGATACTATCCAAAAGATATGAGCCAAGAAGTTTGGGACTTAGGATTTAAAATGTTAGAAAATTGGAATCCTGAAAGATGGGATAGTGAACAAATTATTTACAATGCAATGCTGTGGAGCCAAAATATCAAACCAGATGATGTTTATAATCCAAGACTTGCATATCAACTATTGCATGATCCTCAGCACATACAAGGCAACAGGATAAACAAGCAATTCAATCAAATAGATTTGCAAGAAGCATGTGCTGTTCATGTGCATGGAAGTCGAGGAAGTTCGGATAGATTAACCTTGATGGAAAACTTTGCAGAAAATCGCATTCCACAAACTGAAGAAACTCTATTTTTATAAAGTATAGTGGCGCCACATAACTTTATTAAAGTTCTGGACAGATATTGCAGTACTCTTCTGCTATCTAGCCTTTTCTAAGAGGGAGGCAATATTTTTAATTTGTTAGACTGAATTAAGTCTGTCCATACTAATATTTACTATCTTACTATTTTTGACATTCAAAACATGGTATTTTTAGCCAAATTTAAGGTTGACAATAACTTAAAACAGTATATAATAGTATATTAAAACGGAATAGAACTATATGTTATTAGAAAAACCCATTAAGAAAGGAAGTATTGTAACTGTTAAATTAAACAGTGGAGAGGAACTAGTTGCAAGGTTTGAGTCTGAGGATGATGATTCGTTGAACATCTCTAAGGTTAGAACAGTTGCACATGGACAGCAAGGTTTGGGTATTATCCCCTGGATGATGACATCTCAAACAGCAACAATTTCAATAAATAAATCTACAGTGGTAGCATACACACCAACAGACGAGGAGATCGCTAAATCATATCAGGAGAATACCACTGATATAAAACTAGTATAGGATTGCTAGAATCAAATTAGGGAGACCGAAATGAGACGAATAATTATTATAACTGGGTTGGTGTTAATAGCAGGTAATGTGATAGTCAGTAAGACTTCCGAAGCACTTGCGCCAACAATCGAAATCGCAGAGGTAAAAGTAAAACAGGTTCCTAAACCTTTACCATTACCAAAAGCCAAAGCAATAGACATTGATCAAATGCATTGTCTAGCCACAAACATATATCACGAAGCACGTGGAGAAAGCATAGAAGGAAAATTTGCAGTAGGCCACGTAACACTAAACAGAGTAAACAGCGAAAGATATCCGAATAGTATATGCGGAGTTGTATATCAAGCGGAACTTAGAGAGAACTGGAAAGGCAACATGGTGCCTAAACGTCATAGGTGTCAGTTCAGTTGGTTCTGTGATGGTAAGAGTGACGACATAGTTTTGAAAACTTCCTCAGGAAAAATTATTCAAAAAAATATGGAAGCCTGGGAAGACAGTCTTGATGTTGCCACAGCATTACTGAAACATGACATACAAGATATAACATCAGGTGCAACACACTATTACAATGATAAAATTGCAGATCCTTTTTGGGCAGATGTTTATGTTAAAGTTGCACAAATAGATAATCACGTTTTTCACAGACAAACAACCATTTATTAAACCGTGTTTTTTTAGCAACATACGATAAATACTACTTTAATACACACAATTATGTAGGAGTAGTAGGTATGTATGAATATAGATGTAAAGTCTTGAAAGTTGTCGATGGAGACACAGCAGACGTAGATATAGATTTAGGATTTGGAATAATCCTCAGTGATGAACGTGTTAGGCTAATGGGTATAGATACTCCAGAAAGCAGAACAAGTGATAAAGTTGAAAAAGTTTTTGGCAATGCAAGTAAAGTTAGACTGAAAGAACTTATTGCAGGAAGATCAGGACCTATCCTCAAGACACAGATTAACAAGGACGGCGAAGATATGAAAGGTAAATTTGGACGTATCTTAGGTGACTTTGAAGTTGAGAAGAATGGAAAGAGAAGAATGGCCACAGACGTGCTAATTGAAGAAGGACATGCAGTAGCATACTTTGGAGGTAGCAAAGAAGAGATCGAACAAAAACATTTGGCCAACAGAAAGAAGTTATTGCGTGAAGGTATAGTTGCAAAAAGTGATTATGAAAAAGCCGTAGCAATAATGGAAAAGAAAAATAAAAAGAAAAAGTAACCCGTATTTGCCCTACCAAGTAGGGCATTACACAAACAGTAAGACACATGGCAAAAAAGGATAAAAGAAAAACCATAGTGTATCTTATCCCTGAAGGAGAAACTAGGGATAGTCACACTTATCATTATACAGCAGTTAAAACAAAAACATTAGTATCTGAAAACAGGAAACTTAAATTAAGAAAGTACAATCCTGTTAAAAGAGTACACGAAATGTTTATTGAAGCCAAACTACCCAAGCATCAGAAGTAATCCAATAAAATTAAGATTTAGGTTGACATACGTCTAAATAGACCGTATAATATACAAACATTTTAGAGGCATGAACATGATACCAAAGAGATTTTATTCAGGTAAAACTTATACACATAACACAGGTCATTCCTGTGCATTTAGACAATGGAGAGCAGACAGCCATTGCAATTTGATACATGGTTACGCATTACAGTTTGAGTTTACATTTGGTTGCGATGAATTAGATGATCGTAACTGGGCAGTAGACTTTGGCGGACTAAAGCCACTTAAAGAGTGGTTGAAGTTTATGTTTGACCACACATATTTATTGGCAAGTGATGACCCGGAGTTTCAAACATTCCAAGATCTAGCAGATAAAAATCTTATAGATTTGAGAGTAGTTGGAGCAGTAGGTTGTGAAAGATTTGCCGAACAGGCTTTTGACGAAGCAGATCGTATTGTTAAAGATTTAACAGATGGTCGTTGCTGGGTTCAAAAGGTGACAGTAAGAGAGCATGAGGCCAATAGTGCAACATGTGAACTTGCTGACCATCAGAAGACACGTTACTCGGACTAGTGTTGACTGAAAACGAGAGAGTAGGGGAGTGTAACTTTTCCCGGGTGCCCGGGTGTTTACTGCACTATAAAACTTACAACATAATTTGCGAGTCAATTTTTTAATAGTTAAGTGACTTTAAATAAAAACTATATAGAGTCCTAAACCTTTATGGACTATAAACTACAGGTTGTAGAGAGCATGTGAGATATCCGAGTGGTATTTCGTAAATTGGGTTAGGGTAAGAGGACAGAGTAGCAAGAGCCGTTTCCCTTGTTAAATTTCCCAGAGTGTACTATATCTCACACATGCCCTGTTCGTCTAGTGGTGAGGACACCGGGTTTTCATCCCGGCAACAGGAGTTCGATTCTCCTACAGGGTACCAGTTTTGGAAAGGTGGCTGAGTGGCTTAAAGCACTTCCCTGCTAAGGAAGAGTACGGGTAACTGTACCGAGAGTTCGAATCTCTCCCTTTCCGCCATTAACCAAATAGGTCCCGACAGTGGCCTAGTTGACGAACGAATGCTGTCAATACAATGAGAAATATATGAAGAGTGTTGAATATGAGAGATTCCTAACTGACGAGTTAGGTCCTCAGTCTACAAATATTTAGGTACTAGTCTTTCAGACAAAGGCTTCACAATCAAACTTGTTAAAAATTCTACATCATGCATCAACCTGTGATTGACTTTTGCTTTGTATAAGTCAGGTTGTTTTGAAAGCATGGTATCTATAACTGCTTCGATTCTTTCCTCACCAAACTCTAAATGATCATAGAGATCAGAGTATTCCATTTGAAAGCCTACATCAGTAAGCCATTTATTCAAATTCTTAGGACCTAGTGTAAGAACAGGCAGACCAGCCATAAATCCTTTGAATGTTTTTTCAGTATTAAATTTAATGTGTGGATAAGTTTCACAAGCAATTTTCCACGTATAGTTTCCAGCATATCTTTTATTAAGTGGTATACAATCTTTAAAAAGTTCTATTGTGCTATCTTCTAATACTTTGGGTAATGCATGTCTATTTCTGCTTACAAACTTTTTAACAGATTCTGATTGTATCAGAGAATGCCCATATCTTCCTAAACTTACATTAGGACTTTTAAAAAAGTCTCCATGCTGTCCTTCTTCTTCCCAATTAACAGTTAGACTCCATTCAACATTGTGATCTAACACTTGTAGTTCATCTAGTCTTGCCAAAGTTGCAAGTCTACCAGGACGTGGTTTATGATTTGGAAACAAGCATTGCTTTTTCTTTACATTGTCAATTACACTTTCAGGAACAACGTTTCCTGTTCTAACAGCCTCCATATATGTAATATGCGGAAACACAGGAATGTTTAATGTTTCATTGCCAAACTTATCCATTGCTCCACTGGCATTTAGTATCCTGTTGTCATTTAGATATTGCTTAGGTAATACAAGTTCTACGTGATAGCCTCCGTCTATGTAGTCAAACACAATGATATTATATATTGATATCAATTGCTCTCGTTGTTTTACAGGCAGAGACATAAAATCAAAAGGTGTTATTTCAAACCAAAAGTCTTCCATTGGCTCTTGTAGTTGTAATAATGCATCAACACTTACACCTTCTGCACCAAACCTTTCTCCAAATCCAATGCCTTTTTGTTTGCATTGCTTTTTGATTTCGTCACCAAACTCTGGATTATTGTAAAAAATACCTATTAATCCTGGGTGATCCATTGCATCACTGAAAGCATACTGTAACTTATTGTATGTTTTAGATCTTTTTGTAGATATCTTTTCTAAGTGTATCATGCCTATATTTATTATTAACACATACTAGAATTCTTGACTCCTGGCACTGATAAGCGATAAATATGTATATGCTATTCGGATTATTAACATTGTTTACCGCTTTGGCTATTGCAGGCGTGGCCGCATGGTTTAGTATAGTGGGTCTTATGACGTTCTTCCAAGGAGCGGCAATGAGTATTGCTATTATGGCAGGCGCACTAGAAGTTGGTAAATTAGTCACAGTTAGTTGGCTTTATAGGTATTGGAAAGAAACTTCATTACTTGTAAAGACGTATTTGTCTACGGCCGTACTATTTTTAATGCTCATTACAAGTATAGGCATATTCGGTTATCTCAGTAAAGCACACCAAGAAGTATCAGGCAGTAGTGCTGATGCTTTTGCTATTGTAGAAAGACTTGATGGACAAATTGCAAGAGAAGAAAACAAAATAGAAATACTTGAAGATCGTATTGCTAGTTTACAAACAGGTGGCGGATTAGATGTTAGTGAAAGTATTAAACAACAAGAAGAAATCAGAGATGGTGCATGGGCAAGAGTACAAGGAGACATAGACTATGCACAAGGACAAATTGATAGACTCAGAGATCAGTTAGCAGTATTAGACAAAGCAGTAAATGACCTTAGAGCAAAAGGTGTCGAAGTTATCACTATTGATGAGGGCGGAACATTTAGAAGAGGTGAAACTGAGACAATAGATTATGTTGCTCAAGCAGATGCATTGTTTGAACAGCAATCACAACAACGTGCTGATATTAAAACTGACATTGACAAGCAACAAGCAAATATAGACAAGTATAGAGAACAAGCACAAACAACAATTAACAACGCAAACGCAGAAATCAATAGATTGAGAGAAAGCAGTAGCACAGATCAAGATGAGATACTTGTTAAGATAGACAACTACAATGATGATATAGACGCAATATATGAAAACATTGTTGTAATTAAAGATGAGAAATTTGAAGCAGAAAGTGTTGTTAGAAATTTAGAAAAAGAAATAGGACCAATAAAATATGTAGCAGAATTAATATATGGTGAGAGCTCAGAAGAAGTATTAGGACAAGCAATCAGATTGTTTATCATTTTACTTGTTGTTGTTTTTGACCCATTAGCAGTTATGCTACTGATTGCCGCTAACCAAACATTATTACGTTATGGCATTAACTTAGAAAAAGCAGGACCAGAACCTCATTTTGTAGATGAGATTTTAGAAGATCAACCAGTAGAACCAGAAATCGTAGAGAAAGAAGTTATTAAAGAAGTGGAAGTAGTAAAGGAAGTGGAGGTAGAAAAAGAAATAGATCCTGATGTAATAAAAACACCTCGAGCAGTAAAGGCCCTTGAAAAGAAACTTAAGAAGAAATTAGACGATGACGGAACAAGAAGTTAAAGAGAAGTTTGATGAACTGTACAGCAAATATCAACACACTATGGAGTTGCTGGTAGAGTCTTTGGACAAAATAGAAAAATTAGAAAAAGAACTTGACAAAAAACCAAAAGAAGTTATAGTAGAAGTTAATAAAGAAATTGAAGTCGAAGTAATTAAAGAAGTAGAAGTACCAGTAGAAAAGATAGTAACCAAGGAAGTAATAAAGGAGGTTCCGGTTGAGATCGAAAAGGTTGTCGAAACAATTAAAGAGGTCGAGGTCCCAAAGGAGACAGTGGTCACTCGCGAAGTCGAAGTCCCAGGACCAGAACGAATCGTCGAAGTCATCAAAGAAGTCGAAGTAGTAAATCCTGAAGATATAAAATTAAAACAACAAAACTTAGAACTGTCTGCAGAGATAGACAGGCTTAAAAAAGTTGAACCTGAAGTAAAAATAATCGAAAAAGAAGTAATTGTTGAAGTACCTGTAACTGAGTTTGTTGATTCAGCACCAGAAGTTATAGAAAAAGAGTCAACAAAGGATTTGCATGAAGCCGCAAGACTTATGTCACAAAGCGAATTCAACAAAGAAGATTTATCAGAGGAACAAATATATAAAATACTATTGAAAGAATCAGAGGAAGAAGTAAAACGTAAAATTGGTTTCTGGGCAATGCCTTTACCCACAGACAATACACAACCGACAAATAAAAAATACACAGGAAAGAAAAGGTAAATATCAAAAGAGGTCAATAGAATAAATGCCAGATAATAAAAATCTGCAATGTAGTTTTTGCGGTAAAGACAGAGACAATGTAGACAAACTAATAGCAGGTCCAAACGTTTACATTTGCAACGAGTGTATAGTTATAAGTCATGATATTGTTGTAGCAGATTCCGAATCTGATGAAAGCACAATATCATTTGAGGACATTCCTAGTCCCGAAGAAATAAAAGAATATCTTGATTCCCACATAATAGCACACAATGAAACAAAAGAATTGCTTTCAGTTAGTGCATACAATCACTATAAAAGAATACTAGGGCAAACTAATGTTGAAATAGACAAAACAAATGTATTGCTTGTAGGTCCTACTGGAACAGGTAAAACATTATTTGCTAAAACACTTGCAAAAAAATTAAGTGTTCCTTTTGCTATTGCTGATGCAACTACACTAACAGAAGCAGGATACGTTGGAGAAGACGTAGAGAGCGTCTTAGAGCGTCTGCTGAGCATTGCTGACTGGGACGTTGACAAAGCACAAAAGGGTATAGTGTATATAGATGAGATAGATAAAAAGGCCCGTAGGAGCGAATCTAACACGTCTACACGCGATGTTAGTGGCGAAGGAGTACAACAAGCACTCTTAAGATTAATAGAAGGCACAGTTGTTAAAGTTAAAACAGGCAAGACTGGTCCTAAGTTTGCAAACGAGTACATAGAGTTTGACACAAAGAATGTAATGTTTATATTAGGCGGTGCATTTGTTGGATTGGATAAGATTGTATCTAAGAATATATCTAAAAATGCACAAATAGGATTTGGCTCAAAACTTATTAGCACAGAAGAAAAAGAAAGCATACTAAGTCAAGTTACAAGCAAAGACGTAGTTGAATATGGACTTATACCAGAGTTAGTAGGTAGAGTACCAGTAATTGCTGTACTTGAAGAACTAAGCAAAGATCATTTAAGACTTATACTTGACTCTGTTGAAAATAGTATTATGTCGCAGTATAAAGAACTATTTGCACTAGACGAAATAAAATTAAAAGTGGGCAAAGAATACTTAGATGAAATTGCAAGTATATCTAGTGCCTCTAAGTTGGGTGCTAGAGGATTAAAGACTTTGATAGAGAACACTTTACTAAGTGTAATGTACAGAGCACCTACACTCAGAAAACAAGGAGTTTATGAAATAGAGTTTCATAAATATCCATTAGAAGCAACGAATTTTCCGTTGCTAAAATTTGATAACGGAAACACGGAGATAGACACAAACTACAGGATATACCGAGGAATATATGGCAAGACAAAATAATTGGAAAGGACACTACAAAAAGAAGTTTAATAAAGGTCCAAAGAAAGAAGAGCATTACTTAGATAAGTTCAAAGGTGCTTCAGTTGAAGTGCGAAATGGTGATGTTAACGGTGCTATCCGTAAGTTGAAAAAGATTCTTGAAAATGCAGATAGACAAAAAGAATTGTCTAAAAGAGAATTTTACGAAAAGCCAAGTGCTAAAAAGAAACGTAGAAAAGATGCCGCTATAAAAAGAACAAAAAGAGAAATGAACAAAAAGATTTTCTCAGGTGAGGCACCTTTACAACAAGTAGCAGACTTTTCGTTTATGAAGTCTAAAAGAAAGAGAAGGAAGTATTCAGATCAAAAATCTGCTGTAGACAGACACCTTAGATCAAACGGTATGAGGTAAAAGTGAAAATAGCAGTTGTTAGTGGAGGTTTCGATCCACTACATACAGGTCACATAAATTTACTAGAATCGGCGGCCGCTTATGGCGACAAACTAGTTGTACTGGTTAACAGCGATGACTGGCTTACGAGAAAGAAAGGTAGACCCTTTATGCCTTTCGAAGAACGTACTACTATCATAGAACGTATGCACATGGTAGATAACGTATACGGTGTATCAGATGCCGATGGAAGTGTAACCCAAGGCCTCGTAGACATAAGGAATGCATTCGGAAAAGAACACGAATATGTCTTCTGTAACGGAGGTGATAGAAAGGAGAACAACATACCAGAGATGTCAGTTGAGGGTTACAGTTTCCGATTTGGTGTTGGCGGTGATTACAAAGCAAATAGTAGTAGTTGGATATTAAAGGAATGGCAATATCCTACAGAACGCAGAGTTTGGGGTGAATTTAGCGACTTGTTTCAGGACAATGCAGTTAAAGTAAAAGAACTTGTATTAGAGCCTGGTAAAGGAATAAGTTATCAAAGACATTTTAAACGTAGCGAAATATGGTTCGTCAGTAAAGGTAGTTGTGTAGTAAAACACGGAATTGATACCGATAACCCCACATCTTTTACCGTAAAGAAACTAAATACTGATGAAGTTATAAGGATTGGAGTTGGTGATTGGCACCAGGTTTATAACAGAGAACAAGAGCCCTGCCACATTATCGAAATCCAATATGGTGAAGAAACTACTGAAGACGACATAGAGCGTCTTGAGTATTACGACGGAGAATAATGAAAGAATTAGGAATGGCTTTATTAGGAACATTTGCAATAGCATTGTTCTTTGGATTTAAAATTTATCCAGATTTAGAATACACTGGTGGTACAGGCGGACATAGTTGCACCGGAGTATGTTACGCAAATTATGTTGAACAGTTTGGTACGCCAGCAGAAATAGAACAACGTAAAAGAGCATTAGCAGAAGGAGACCCTTTTAGCAGTATCAGAAGTTTATGGGCAGGTTGTGCCGCATGTCATGGTGCAGATGGCGGTGGTGGAATTGGTCCAATGTTAGCAGGACAAAGTTCTCAAGATATTATAAGTAAACTTACAATTTATAAAAACAATGGACAGATAGGAAGTCAAAGTGCTCTTATGTGGGGACAAGCGGCAATGCTATCTGAGAAAGATATAGAAACGATCGGCGAATTTATACAAGCCGGCTTGCCAGGAGAATAATGGAGTTGCGTGATTTAAACATAGAAAGAGTTTGTAGTATTCTCAATGAGATAGTTGAGTTAGAAATGGCTGGCGTAGTGAGATATGCACATAGTTCTCTTATGGTTACAGGACCGTATAGAATACCAATAGTAGCATTTTTGCAAGAACAAGCAAATGAAAGTTTAGCACATGCCTTACAAGCAGGTGAATACATCACAGGTTTTGATGGACACCCTAGCCAAACTATTGCAAAAATAGAAGATGTAAACGACCATAGTGTAGTGCAAATACTCACAGAAAGTTTAGAACACGAACAAAAGGCTGTAGAAAAATATAAAGAACTTTTACAAGAAGTTGCTGATGCAAGTATTATGTTAGAAGAATATGCCAGAGGTCAAATTGGTATGGAAGAACAACACGCATTAGAGATTAAAAAGATGTTAAAGGATTATGGATCATAAAGCACACAGAGATATTACTGCAATAAAATCTCAACCAACGGGAGACAGAATCTATATGGATTATGCCTCTACTACTCCATGCGACAAACGTGTCGCTGAAACTATGTTGCAATACTTAACAGAGGATGGCGACTTTGGTAATCCTGCAAGTAGAAGTCATAGTTTTGGTTGGGAGGCAGAAGATGCCGTTGAAAAAGCAAGAGCCAATGTTGCAGACTTAGTTGGAGCAGATCCTAAGGAAATTATTTTTACAAGTGGTGCCACAGAGGCAGACAACTTAGCAATTAAAGGTATTGCAGAGTTTTACAATACAAAAGGAAAACACATTGTAACTTCTAAAATAGAACACAAAGCAGTATTAGATCCGTGTAGAGAACTAGAAAGGATTGGATACGAAGTCACATACTTAGATCCAAATGAAGATGGTATCGTAACAGCAGATATGGTAAAGAATGCTGTTAGAGACGACACAGTACTTGTTAGCATTATGTTTATAAACAATGAGATGGGTACTATAAATGATATTCAAGGCATAGGTGAATTTTGCTTTGAAAAGAAAATTATGTTCCACGTTGATGCCGCACAGGCTACAGGAAAAATAGATTTTAATTTACAAGAACTTCCTGTACACGCAATGAGTTTGTCAGCACACAAAACTTACGGTCCAAAAGGAATTGGTGCATTATATGTAAGGAAAAAGCCAAGAGTAAGATTAAGAGGACAAATGCATGGTGGTGGACACGAAAGAAATATGAGATCGGGAACATTACCTACACATCAAATTGTTGGTATGGGTGAAGCATTTAGATATGCAAAACTTGAAATGGAAGAAAACAAAAAGCATGTACAAATGTTACATGATAGATTACTAAACAAACTTATAACCATAGAAGAAACATACGTTAACGGTTCATTAGAACACAAAGTACCAAACATACTTAATATAAGTTTTAACTTTGTAGAAGGCGAAAGTTTAATAATGGCACTTGATAATGTTGCTGTAAGTAGCGGTAGTGCATGTACAAGTGCAAGTTTAGAGCCTAGTTATGTGTTGAGAGCAATAGGTAGAGATGACGAGTTAGCACATAGCAGTATTAGATTTAGTTTTGGTAAGAATACAACTGTTGAAGAAGTAGATCAAGTTGCAGAAACAATGGTTAGAGTTATGGAACAACTCAGAGAACTATCCCCATTATGGGATATGTACTTAGACGGTGTGGATTTCAGTACAGTTAAATGGAATACACACTAGAAGGTAAATAATAGTATGGCATATTCAAACGATGTAGTAGATAGATTTAAGAAAGTTCTCAACAATCCTAAAGAGAACGGAGTAGGACGTTTTGATCCTAAAGATCCAAATGTTGCTACTGGCATGACTGGTGCTCCAGCATGTGGCGATGTTATGAAACTAGACTTAAAAATTAATCCTGATACTGATGTTATCGAAGATGTCAAATTCAAAACATATGGTTGTGGTTCTGCTATTGCAAGTTCGCACATGTTTGTAGAACTGCTTACAGGCAAGACTACACAAGAAGCACAACAAATCAAAGACAAAGAAATTGCTGAGGCACTTGATCTTCCTCCAATCAAAATTCACTGCTCAGTGTTAGCAGAGGAATCAATTCAAGAAGCCATTGAAAATTGGGAAGAGAAAAAAGCAATTCGTCATCACAACAATCCTCCAAAATAATTTTTGGCCAAAAAATAACCTATAAACATAACACATCTGTTAATTCTATATAAATAGAGTTTATAAAATGATATAACAATCCTGTATATCATTATTCTAAAGGGTAATATTAATTATGTCTCGCATACTTATTATGTCGTTTTTACTATTGGCATGTCAGATTGATGTGGCCGGAGTAAATAGAGCCTTGAGGGATATTGAGAGCAGAGACAACTTAGTGAGGTCAATAGTATGAATTGGGAAGAATTTAAAGACAAAGCAGAGATTACCTGTCTAATCTGTTTGTTTGCTATTAGCCTTGTTGCTTTAACGCCAGGTACATAGGGAGTAGAATAATGGATTTAAGTTTTCTCAAACTTACTGATTTGAAACTTCAGGAACTGAGAGACTTAAAGGACTACTCGGGCAAAGAAGCACGTCGAGAAATTCAAAGACGCAAAATGGTAGGATATTGTGATGGTACCACAATTATAAAAATAGATGAAAAAGCACCAGTTGAGACTGTTGAAGAACAGCCAGCATTAACAGAGGAATAAATGAAATACGAAGTAAGAGACGCAACACCAGAAGAATTTGAAGCCTGGAGAAAAACAGACTATTGGAACAGAGGAGACTATAATCCGTTAGTGATGTTTGTTGTTATACCAAGTATTATTCAGTTAAGTTGTCTGGCTATGATGGGTGGCGTAATGTACATAGCAGGTGTTTTCTTTAATTAAACATGCCTTAAAAGCCGTAATAGGCGTAGGCAAAAAAGCAGAGCATGAGGATATTAGTCCTGGCAGAATACTATTCTTTGCACTCCTAGTCGGTATTATTTTCCTAGGAACAGTAGCATTTTTAATGTTTATTGCTTCGAGATTAGTATAATAACACTTGACAAATAATGAACTCCTGTTATACTATATGCTGTAACAGGAGTTTTTTATGACTATGCATTTGCAACAAGGTTTAAGTACCATTAACACTCGTAAACGTAAAGTTAAGATTACTAAAGCAAAAATGGCTGAGTTAGAATTACGTTGGAGAGAACATAACAAACGTATGAAGCAAACTCACATGCATCATATGAGATACGACACACTTGAAGAGTATATTGATTATTGCTATGGTCGTATCAAACGTCCCGATCCTCGTAATCCTGCTACATTTACAAAACGCAAACCAGATACTAATTGGCGAGCAGAACAAGACAAAGATCATCGCAAAAAGTATCCAAGTCTCATGGAAGAGCAAATGAAGAATGGTACATACAAAAACAGCGGTGATGGTATGCGTAAGAAAGAGCCTATGAAGTACACAGGTGATCTTATACAAGGTATTGCAACTATGCACAAAAGTAATGCTGTTCCTGTTATGAAAGGTACAGATCAAGCAAAAGATATTGCAAGGATGAGAAGAGGTTGAGAGTACTCCCATGTTCCACTTGTGGTAAGGTGGTAGACTTAACAGAGGTTAAATACTTTACGGCCGACCAACAGCATGTTTTTTGTGATGCATATTGTAGTCACGATTGGTACGCAAAAAGGGATAAAGAGAATGACAAGCAAGAATGATATTACTGGCGACAGTATAAGAACAAAAATTAGCAAAGACAACAAGCAGTATGGAGATGCTTGGGAAAAAATTTGGGGTAAAAAGAAAACCCACGAAGGTTCTAATGGCACAGATAGGAATCCTCCTAGTGGTACTAAATATTTAAGTAAACGTGAGCAAGTCCTAATGGATCCATTAGAGGCTAGTAGGAGAAGTGATAAAAAATGACACGCAAGGTCCATAGAGATTCAGAAAAGTTAGACAACGTAGTAATTGAAACTCCTAAGGGAGAACTTACAGTTGCAGAAATTAAACACTCTCCAAGAATTCAAAAGAGTGCTACACCAAAGTACACAACAGACTGGTATTTAAAATGGGTATCTAGTATTTTTGTATTGGCGGCTATGAGCATACGTGGTGTTGAAGGAATGCAAGTCTACGATTTGATATTAAGTATTGTAGGTATAACAGGTTGGCTTGGTGTAAGTTTCCTTTGGAAAGATAGAGCACTCATTATACTTAATGGTGTTGGACTCATGTTATTACTTAGAAACTTAGCACAATATATTGCAGGCGGTCCTCTACTGTGAATGAAACTTACAAACCAATGACTATATTGGAGTTTCATTCTCATGTTCAAAGAAGATACGATGCAGGATTAATTACTAAAAATTCTAGAGACTATCAACTAGAGCAATACAACAATTATGTAAACTTAGATGGCAAGGTATATGTTCATGTAAGTGAAATACATGAACTAGAAAAACATGAAAACAATTCAAATTCTTAAATGTAAATACAACGACTCTGTTGAGGATTGGATTTTAGATGACATGATACAGCAGACTATGAAACCATACTTTGATTGGCATAGTGAAAATCCAGAAGTAGAAGTAACATTTATAAAACATTGGGGAGTTGCTGATTACTATCCTACTGTTGAAGTTATTGCAGATTTCAAAAGCAATACAGATTCAGCATTTTTTATCACAAGTTTTCCTAGTTTACCACAAAAATCATTAGTTTCTCCAAGTTTTTGTTAAAATTAGGTTGATTTTTACCAAAAAAGTACTATATAGTATATACAAAAGATAAATATCTTTGCAATAACAAAAGTAAGGGCGATTAGATCGTAAGTGAAAAAAGCCTACTACAATTGAAATTGCATGTAGAAGTCGACTGAGATGATACACAAGGTAAGTGGATCGTAAGTGAAACAAACCGAATGGTAACTACCAAAGAAGGCTACCTACATTACGATAGACACCGTTCTATCAGGAAGATTAAATCTTCAAAAGAGCTCGGGCTTTGCAATATAAGTCTTCAAAAGAGCTCGGGTTTATTCGTCCAAGTTTAGAAAGAGCTGAAAACAATAACATTGAAGAGGCTTTTTTATTTGGGGTATCCAACAAACGACCGGAGATGGCAACATCAAAGGAACCGAAGAAGTATACCAAGTGTTGTGAGGAGATACAGATACACACTAACAGAAACGACCTCACTCCGCGAACTTTTTATTCGCCATAAGGGTTTAGAAAGTTTAAGATAGATTAACTTGCTATTTATAGGAGATTAATATGACAAAGCAATTACGATTCACTACAGAATCACTATCCCCACTATACAGAATGAGCGTCGGATTTGACAGATTAGCAGATCAGTTTTTTAACGATCCTTCATTCGCAACGGCTCAAACAGGCTATCCACCTTTTAATATTACTAAGCATGATATGGAAGATGCGGAACCTGTGTATGCTATCACACTGGCAGTTGCTGGTTTTACAAAGAAAGATATTGATATTTCAATTGAAGACGGTACTCTCAAAATTGAGGGCAAGACTAATACATTAGATGCCGATGATTCAGTTGAGTTTTTACATAAAGGTATTGCAGAAAGAAACTTCACAAGAACTTTCAAACTTGCTGATTATGTAGAAGTAGAAAGTGCCAAACTAGAAGATGGCATTTTAAGAATCAATTTGTTTAGGAATGTGCCTGAGGCAATGAAACCTAAAACAATTGATATTTCTTAATTATCAATCCCTAAAATTGTATATAGTGTGGTGGCTACCAAAAGTTAGTCACCCACTACCTTGATAGGACATAAATACACATATGGCACAAACTAAAACACAAGAAAGAACAGCAACAGAGATTCGCTATCCAAAGAGATACAATGTCATATTCCTTAATGACGACTTTACACCTGTCCCTTTCGTGATCCATTTGCTTATTGAGGTTTTTAATAAAAATATTGAAGAGGCTCAACAAATCACTCAGCAAGTTCACGAACAAGGAAAGTGTATTGTTGCAACCTATAGTTTAGAAATTGCCGAGCAAAAAGTACATGAATCAACTGTTGTGGCTCGACATGCAGGACACCCACTACAGATAATTACTGAAGAAGTCTGAAGTGTTGGACTTAAAACAAGGCTTCCCAACACTTGTAAACAATCCAAACCTGGCTTACTTTGATTCCGCCGCAAGTACGCAAACGCACTCATCTGTGCTAAAAGCAATGAACCAATACTATGAAGAGTATCGCAGTAATACTAACAGAGGCGAGTATGCAATTAGCGAACGTGCCAGTGTAGCAATAGATGTAGCAAGAGGACAAGTTGCAAATTTAATAAATGTATCACCTGAAAATATTATGTTCACTGGCGGAACAACACAAGGACTTAATCTTATTGCTCGTTGGATGGAAGGATTTAAAAAAGTTTTAGTAACAGAAGCAGAACATAATGCAAACATTGTGCCTTGGCTTACACAAGGAAGGTCTGTTGAAAATGGTCAACTTATTGTAGTCCCTATAAATGATTTTGATGGTTGCGTGGATATGTATGAGTTAGAAAAACTATTACAAGAACATGCAAACGGTCATCAGGATTTATTAGTTAGTATTTGTGCAACAAGTAATGTAACAGGTGTAACACAACCTTGGGCCGCTATTGCAGATTTATCTCATAAGTTTGGTGCTACAGTATGCGTAGACTTTTGTCAAACAGTTGCACACGAACAAATAGATTTAACAGATACACCTGTAGAGTTTGCTGTATTCAGTGCCCACAAAATGTATGGACCTACTGGAATTGGAGCATTGTATTCTAACTTTGATTTTGATGATTTATTTCCACAATATTTTGGAGGTGGTGCAGTTGAACAAGTTACATTTAATAATGTAAAACTTAAAAGAGGAGTAGACAAACATTGTCCAGGAACTCCTGATATTGCTAACATAATAGGATTCGGAATGGCATGTGAGATGCTTACTTATGTTGGCTTCCCTACAATATATTTGCAGGAACAAGATGTGTTAAAACATCTACTTGCATATGGTGTTGATGTACTACCTAATTGTAAAGTGTTTCCAATACAAGGATTCACAAACAACATCATAACACTTATACCAGAGTCAGGACATAGTGCAGACGTTGGTATGTTAATGGCAAACACAGACGTAGCCATACGCACAGGCAAAGTATGTGCCCACCCTATAGTAGACAGGATAAGCGGAGGCAAGGGTATAGTGAGAATTAGTTTTGCTCCTTACAATGATGAAGAAGATTGTAAGAAACTTTGCCAAGAACTTCAATATGCTCTACTCAAAGTAAAATAAATATATCTGTAATAAACAGAAGGAACTAAAAATGTTTTATGTAACTACCCCACAAGTCACATTCAAAAGCAGAATTCAAATTGATGAAGCACCTGGATTTGCTTGGAAAGATATGAAAACATCAGAAATGTTTAACGACCGTAGAGTTGTATTAGTAGCATTACCTGGTGCTTTCACACCAACCTGTTCAAGCACACACTTACCAGGATACGAAGCCGCTCATAAGGAAATTACTGACTTAGGTATTGATGACATTTACTGTATCAGTGTTAATGACAGTTTTGTTATGAATGCATGGTTTAAGTCATTAGGTATCGAGAAAGTAAGAGCAGTACCAGATGGTGCTGGCGAATTTACTAGAAAGATGGGTTTTCTTATTGACAAGTCAAACATTGGATTTGGTTTGAGAAGTTGGAGATACAGTATGGTTATTGATAACGGTATTGTAGAACAAATGTTTATCGAACCAGGATTTGACGACAATGTCGATGGTGATCCTTTTGAAAGAAGTGACGCACAAACTATGATTGAGTACTTGTCCGAAGTACATCAACGCAAACTGGAATCTGAACAAGGAGAATAACACATGGGACTGCTATCAATGTATTTCTTTACATTGACAGTTGCACTAGTTGTATGGTGTGGTCTGTCGATTATAAAATCTTCTTAACGTAGATATTTGAATCAGAAGTTTCAGTTTTAATATACCCGCCCACAGTTTCAAAGCCAAATCTGGTATAAGAACTAAGGGCGGTTTTTCTTGGAATACTCCAAATCATTTCACAACCTTCTTGCTTTGCTTGTAGTTCAGTTAAATTAAAAAGTGTTTGAGCAATCCCTTCTCTTCTGTGTTTAGGATCTACCCAAATACCTCTACTGCGATAATGCATAGGTGACGTACGATGACCGCTGTTCACACCTACAATTTTATTTTTGCGTGATACTGCAAAGAACGTTGCATCGTATCTTGAAAATATGTTCATATCATATTCTTCTGGACTGCCCTCAAAAGGCCAAGTCATAGCACTCATTGGTTCAATAGCACTTTGTCTATCTGGCCATAACTGTTTTTCCCATATAGGCAGTATGTCATCAAAGGTTATCTTAAATGCATTCATAAATACTATTTAACAGATAAGTATTGATACTATGCATATATTCGACCAACCATTTAATAAAAGAACAAACTTTGTGTTATGTACCTCTCCAAGGTGTGGTAGCACTTGGTTTTTAAATAAGATATTAGGCGCAAATCCTGATATGATTAATCATCATGAAAACCTAAGAACATTAGGACATGGATTTGAGAGTACACCAAGATCTGATGCAGAACGTAAAGCACAATTCAAAGGTGTAATGAGAAGTTGGGAAAATCCTTCAGTGTCTAATTGTGTAAAAGTTTTTCCTCTTATGCTTACTGAGAACTTTTCTCCTTGGAGGAAACCTACATTCTTTGAAGATTTACTTTCTAATACAGATGAGTTGTATTTCTTATTTAGGAATGATTTTGTTGCACAAGTAGAAAGTGCCATTATAGCATTTTATAAAGTTTCAGTTGGAGAAATGAACTTCCATGGTAGTTGGGAAGAGCCTTTCCATATTCCAGATAATGATATTTTTAAACAAATTACTTCAACATGTGAAAGACAAATGTATGCACAAAATATGCAATTACTTCAACTGTGGTACAACACATCACATGAAAAGGAATTAGTATTCCTAGAAGATATTTCACAGGAAGGAAAATATCATAGACCAGTTACTTGGGAAAGACGTCCAAAGATACAAGGAATTGATTGGGATAGTTTAATCTAGTTATGCGTATGTAACGTAAACAGTTGCAGAGCCTTGTGTTGATGTACCCTGCGTAACATATACTTTTAATGTATTATCGGCATCTAAAGCATTAGCATAAACATAACTTGGATTACTTACATAAACTCCTGTCTCACTTAAATCAACATAAGAGTCTGTAAACAGTCTTGAGTTATTATTGTCATCGCCAACACTAAATGTTGTTGAACCATTAAATGCAGTTGTAACATTTACCATTACTTGTACTGGCTTACTTGATGCACTTAAATCACCTAACGTTTGTGTACCACCATCAAATGTAGCAGTTGCACTTAATGTTTGAGCATCAGCACCTGAACTGTCTTTTGTGCTGATTAATGTTAAATGTCCAGTTGCAGTTGGATTATCTTGTTTAGCAATGTATACGGCATATTCGCCATCTGCATCTGTAGTTACTTCAATAATGTCACCTTCGTTAATTGTATTATCAGCAAATACGGCAGTCAAGTTTGCTTTTCTAAATGTAGCACTTGCTCCGGAGGCATCTGCACCAATACCTGTAATACCTGCATACTTGGCTCCTGCTAAGTAAATTACATTAGCAGTACCTGTACCAATTGCTGAAGGTAAGTTATTACCTATAAAATGTAATACACCTGATTGATAATCGAAGTACCATTGGTCATCACTACCAGAACCTGTTTCAAATAATTGTGTGCCATTAGTTTGTGGAGCAGTATCGTTTGATGCACTTGCATAAACTTTAACTTGATATGTTGCACCAAAACTTGGAGCAATCCAATTTGTTATACCTGTTGTCCATGTTCTGTTATCAGTGGATGTTGCATCTTCTGTTAGTTTGTGTGCCTTACCTAATGCATCACTGTAAACTGTAACTATGCTTGAATTTGCTGTTGGTATAACTCCTGGTATGCTGGCACTTTGAGCCCAAATCTGATCTACCTTAATAATAAAGTCTGAGTTGGTTGCTTCGTTAGGTGCCTTTTTACTTGCATTAGTATCAGTTTTGGCTTTACCAAAACCAACTTTCTTCCATAGTAGGTCGACCTTTTGACTATCTGATATTGCCATTATGCTATACTCACTGCTGTTAAAGAGTCTCCTGACTCTAGTTTAATTCTAACCAATACATTGTTACCTGTAGCATTTGTGGCATTTTGATTTCCAAGTGTAAATGTAAAATCATCACTGCTATAAGTAGTGCCATCTACAATTCTATCACCTGATGTAAATGCACAACCGTTACTACCATTACCACCGTTACCTGTATCAGCACCCGGGCACCCTGCACCTGCGTATGTACTTGTACAGTCTAACCAACCGTTCAATGTACTTGCATCATCAATATCTGTGCCTGGTGCGGCAATAAACATGCCACTAATTTTTCCACTTAATGTAACTGTAAAGTTTGACATTGTTGTTCTTCTAAAGGCAAAAGTAAAGTATTGTGCTCCACTTCTACCAGTGTTCAAGTCGGGTCCTACTGGGAGGTACCCGCTTGACAAATCTTGTGTATAATGTTGCAATGTTCCTAGTCTAACTATTGCTTCGCTAGTACCTGCAACTGTTACAGCACCGCTCCATGCATTTGCTGTATAAAAGTTTGTTGATCCTGCAATAGCAGGTGTATCTGTTGAACCACTAAATCCTGTAATTCTTAATCCATCGTCATCATGTCCTGCACCTAAACTGTCTGAAACTGCAATAGCACTTTCTACAAATCCACTTGGTGCATCTGTATGTACTTGTATCTTAGTACCTAAGTCTGCGGCAAAACTACCATAACCTTTTAAGTTTTGAGCTCTTGCTTTAATAGTTTCAACAACTTTACCTGCTGAACCATTTAATGTAATATCTAAGGCACCTAAGGCATATGAACTATCAACACCTGTTTGTGCTATTGGTACACCACCACTAAGCATTGTACTTGCACCGTCAATATCGGAATAACCAAAGTTAGTTGTACTTATAGCACTACCTGATGTACTTTCATAGTTAGTACCTGATTGGAATTGTAAAATTTGACTTCCATCGTAATATGCTTCTCCAACTAAATTATCAACTGTTAGTCCTGATATTCTAATTTCTGGTGATCCTGAATTGTAATAACCAATACCTGAAATGTATCTAAGTGTACCTGCAGTTTTTTGAGTTACTGTAGCACTACCTACATTTAATGTTGGTGCTACTGTAACATTATCTTTGATAAAGAATACTTCATTAGTATCACCTGTAGAATCGTGACTTAACTTAATTTTGTTTGCACCCTTACTAAGTGAATTGATTGATTTTGAACCTCTAGCACTAAACACTTGATAAAAGTTAGAAGGATAACTGCTACCTATTTCGTTTCTAGCATCTCCTTCACTTGTAACAACCAGTGAAGTAAACGTTCCTGTTTCACCTGTTGATGTACTAAATGCTTTTTGTCCATCTGCAACTGCATTAACTACCGCACTTAATGTTCCTGAATCACTTCTGTAAGCATTAGAAACAACGTTAGTTTGAACTGTACCTGATTCGTATCTTCTTAGTGTACTTGATGTTAATGAATCACCAGCACTTGGTAGTCCATCTGCACTTGTTGTATTGTTTGAGAAGCCTGATGCTACTCTTCCACCCTCAGAGGTGGCAGTACTCCATGTTAGCGACTTTGTACTTAAGGCTCCTGGAGCCGCCGGCACATCTTTAACTACTATCGTGGCTGAATCCGTATCAGACTGTGCTGTTACATCTGGCGTTCCATCGGTTGAAAATGCTAAAGTATAGTTTCCTGCCGTTGCACTTCCGTAGTCATGTGTAATGTTCGCACCTGCTACAGAACCTGCTGGTGAACCTGATTCGTTAATTGTACCTGAGTTATTTCCATCTCCCCAAGTGTAAACATAAGTATCACCATTTTGTGTTGTATTATCAACTGTGATTACTGCTCTGTCGTTACCACTTAAATCTGTACCTTTATAAACTGTTCTAATGTTGTCACCACTAGCATCATTTAAACTTGAATTTACTGCTGATGCTGTAATACTTGCTCTAACATCTGGTTCTACGTGAACTGTGAAGTTAGAAGTTTTAAATGGTGAACTTGAATGGTTTGAAATAACTTCTAAGTTACCTGTATAGTCAACTGCCGTACCCGCCGCTTGTTGTCCGTTTGTTAGTGAATAGGTGTGGTTAATTGTTCCACCTGTATCACCATTTGAACCACTACCAACGTTTACTGTTGATGTTGTACCATCTCCCCAAACATATCTATATTGAATGCCGTAATCTGCATAACTACCAATTGTGTTTTCTGTATTATTGGTAAATGTTACAGGGTGTCCACTTGTTGCACTTTCATTAATACCGCTTGTACTACTTAGTGCTACTTCTGGTGTATGCGTATCATACACTTTAATTGCTACTGTACTTGCTTGTGGAACCTGGGTTGGGTTTGCTGTACTATGCGTGAGCATGTTTAACTTAGTATTATAAGTTCTTTCTGTTTCTGTTGAAGTTGTGTAGGTGTGTGCAAGTCTTGAACCTGCCGCACCACCTGGGAAATCGTTACTTGTAATCGAACTATTAGCAGTACTGTCGCCCCATTCTATTTCGTATGTTGCAGTAGCACTACCAATGTTTGTTGTGTTGTTATCTAAGTACAATGCAACACCGTCATCAACAAAAGTTACTGCTGTACCACCGGAACTACCTGCAAACATTTCAAAACTTACTACTGGATCTGCTGTGTACAATGTAATAAAGTCTTCTTTGGTTAGACTTGCTGTACTACCAGCACCTGCACCTAAGTTGTTAAATGCTGTTACTGTTACGTCAAAAGGTGAACCTACGTTACTGGTATATGTATGACTTGGTGTGCTATCAGATGTAGCAGTAGTTGAACTACCGTCACCCCAGTTAATTGTATATCTGTTTGGACTACCATTTGAGGTAATTGTTAATGTACTTGTCATAGGAGCACCACCAGTTGCATTGTCAACTGTAAATGCTACATCTCTAACGTAAGTGTCATTCTGTACGTTAAGCATTGCTTCGTTTAATTGATCAATAGCCTCTGTGACAGTTGTGCTGGATGTGAATCCTGTTACAGCACTTTGTCTAATTGCATTACTGGCCGCACCATCAATATTAGGTGTAATAAAATATGCACCATCTGGTGCTGTACCTAATGTAAATGAAGTTGCTTCTGTACCTGAAGACGCGGCATCTAACTGACTTTTTGTAACAAAGTCTGAAGCGGCTGTGCCATCAGCACCTTGTACGGTAGTTAATGTACCACCTAAGTCTTTGAATTGGAATGTCCCTGCTGAGGTGTCTGCAATAAGCCTTGGTCCTTGTTTACCAAGTTGAACATCTCTACCTACTCCACTTTGCCCGTAATTTTTATAATCAGCCATTTATAGTGTTCCTACTAAGTTGTTTGATATAAGTATTTATCATATTACAACAATTATATATTTAGGTGTATTCTATATGTTTAAATCCAGGGAAGAAGAGATAAAAGACATCATTGGCGATAGTTTGGTTGCAATAACCGAGGAACCTGAGGTTGTATTTTATAATGATTTTATATCTCCCTTAGACATACAATATTTATTAAAGATAGTTCCTGCATTAACTGAAACTATTAGTGATGACGACATCGATAGGCACATTATAAGCCCATACGCAGATGACTTTATAAAATTAATTTGTCACAAAGTTTCTAGTATTGTAGGCATGCCTATGGAACATTTATATTATACAGAAGTAATAAAACAAAACCCTAATAATCAATTAATAATGACTGGTTTTAGTTCACCCAAAGTACAAGAAAGTCCTGTAGCAACTAGTCCACACGGTACTATACATGCTATGGGTGTTATAGCATTAACAGACACACAATTAACACAAGTTGGTGTACCAATACCAGCAACTAAAGGAACTTTATCACTTGCAAAAACGGTTGACGTAGATGCAGAAATGTGTAATAATAGTATATTGACAAGTTCTGCGTCTGATGAAGGTGCATGGATTTGGGTATTTAAGTTTCATGAGGAGCCAAGAGAACTAAATGAGATTGAGTTATAAAGATTGTGGAACAATAGGTTTCACTTGTAGTACATTTGATTTGCTACATGCAGGTCATATCACAATGCTTGAAGAAGCAAAACATCACTGCGATTATTTAATTGTAGGTTTACAAAATGATCCTACACAAGACCGTCCAGAAAAGAATAAACCTATTCAAAGTATTGTTGAAAGACAAATACAATTGGCGGCTGTAAAATATGTAGATGAGATTGTAATTTATAACACAGAACAAGACTTAGTTGATTTACTTCTCACTTTGCCAATCAATGTTAGAATACTAGGGGACGAATACAAAAACAAAGAGTTCACAGGTAAAGACATTGCCAAGCAAAGAAATATGAAAATAGTTTACAATGGGAGAGACCACTCTTTCTCTTCCACAAGTTTAAGAAAAAGAGTACAAACAAATCAGATATGAAAGTATTAATTTATGGCCTGCCAGGATCAGGTAAAACAACGTTAGCAGAAAAATTGTATTGGTCATTTGGTGATAGAGTCAAATGGTTCAATGCAGATGTAGTAAGACAAGAAGCAGATGACTGGGACTTCTCTGAAGAGGGAAGACTTAGACAAAATAAAAGAATGAAAGATTTATGCGATAAAGCATCTGCAGAAGGTAAAATAGCAATAGCAGACTTTGTTGCTCCTTATCAACAACAAAGAATTGATTTTGGTGCAGACATTGAAATATTTATGGACACAATTGAAGAGGGGAGATTCGAAGATACTAATAAAGTATTCGAAAGAAGTGTGTTTGCAAATTATACTGTAACAGAATGGAATGATACAGATTGGATAAACATTGCATGGATGGTTGGAGGATATGCATTTGATGGGCAAAAGCCTACTGTACAAATGTTAGGCAGATATCAACCATGGCATGCAGGACATCAAGCATTGTTAGATAGGGCATTAGCAAAAACAGGACAAGTAAACATTATGGTCCGAGACATGGCAACTGATGAAAACAATCCTTATACAGCAGAACAAGTAGTACAAAACTTGCATAAAGAATTAGTAAATTATGCTGGTCAGATTATATTCAATATTGTGCCAAATATAGTAAATATAACGTACGGTAGAGACGTTGGATATAAAATAGAACAAGAACATTTTGAAAAAGAAATAGAAGATATTTCAGCAACAAAAATTAGACAAGGAAAGTAAGTGTTTAAAAATTTAGTATTATTGGTAGCATTATTAATTGCAAGTAGGTTTATAGGGTTGCCACCTAATTTTTCTCCGCTACTAGCAATGGCAGTTTTTATGCCAAGACTAACAGATGATAAGCGACTACAGTATTTACTTCCTGTATCAATTATGGCATTCTCAAATCTATTTTTAGAACCAGTAAACACTCTTATTCTCGCAACCATACTAATAGTATTTGCTATTACGCCTACTATAACACGGCGTACAAAGAGCCTTTTTTGGGCAAGTGTTGGGTCCATGGCCTTATGGCACGTTGCTGTAAACGGCTCTGTGTGGGTCATAGGCGGTGGTTCGCTTATGGAAACATACATATCTGCTATACCTTTTGATTTTAAATTAGCAGTAAGCACAGGTTTATATGTAGCAATGTTCCACTATGCAGAAAATATGTACCAGATTATGTCTAGGTCAAACGGAAAACTATTAGATAGGTTAGTATGACGTTTATCCCCAATACACTACAAAGGGGAGGCAGGAATAAATTGTTTCCCCCATTCACCGATAGTAACGGCCTCAGCCTAATAGATCCTGATAACATCATGTGCAAACCAGTTACTGGCATAGAGTTTTTTGAGAAGAATGCAAATGAGGTTGTTGAAGAACGACAAGGCAGTAGAGAAAATAATTTTCCCAATACACAATTTGCAATATACAGAAACTCAAGAACACTATTAATGTTCTTTGGTGAAAGTTGGGCATATGGTGGCAAACTTAGAGATATGCATATAGGCAACACCACAAAGGAATCAAGCGAAAGTATTAAGAAAGGTGTTAAAGATACTGTAGGTCCTATAATGAGTGCAATACTAAACAGCGATTTATATCAAAGTTGTTGGCCTGGTGATCACACAACAAACATGTTCAATAAAGCAGAGAAGGAAATACCTAACTGGATAAATCAATATAATAAGATTAGAGTTTGCATACAGATAACAGATCCACACAGATGTGCTAATGCTTGTCATGTACATGAATCAGAATTTATTAAAAAGTGGACAAGAGAAAAGAGAGAAGATTTAGGTCTTTCCGTAGGTAGATGGCTTTACGAATATGATAGGTCCTTCTTAAAATGGGCAGATGATATAAAGGCACAGTATCCTGACAATGATATTGAATTTGTTATTTGGAAAAATTTTAATCCTTGGTTAGTTACAGAGAATGAAAGAAAGAAATATAATTGTAAAACAGTACCTAAGGATTGGACAACTTTTAATGCAGAACTTGACGGAGTTGAATTAAAAGAAGGTAGACAAATGAGTAATCCAGCATTACTTTTAGAGAATAATAATTGCGTACTATCTTGGTGCCCTAACACTGATAAAGAGTATAAACAGAAACAGTTGGATTGCATCGAGAGTATATATGCTTATTGGGATGATACTTCATGGCAACGTTTACAAATGAATGTAACATACCCAAGTGCCATTAGTCATAGACTATGGGCAATGCAACTTGCACATGCCGGAGGTTGGGTATGATATT